TTAAAATTGAAAGAATTATGCCTGGCGAAGCGGGTAAGTTCTTTATGGATAAGCGCATGAAGCATATGCGTAACGTTAAAGAACAAGCAGACCAGCAGATGCAAGCGCAGATGACTCGTCAGCAAATTAATCTTGAGAAGCAAAAGTCTGACGACAAAATCAAACAAATCAGAATGGAGTTGCAGAAGAAAACTCAAGCTCTTATGAAGAAGCAAAGAGCAGGTGGTGCTCAATCGACCGTGGATAAGTAAAATGGCATTCGGTCTTCAAAAGTTAGCGGTCCTTGAATCTAAACTTGATATTTATGAAGACCTTTCTAAGGAGATGCTCGACAAACTCGAAAGAGCAGTCGGAACTATCTCTGAGAATAGCAATAAGATTGCTATAATTTTAGAGCGTCATGAAGGTCGCTTGGAAGAAAGTGAAAGAACAGATAAACTCATCATTAAAATGATTGAGGATTTGAAGGATAAAGTGGAAAAAGACCATGAACAAATGCACGCTAGAGTTTCTCAACTGCAGAAAAAAGTAGAAGTGAATGCTAAGTTTGTGATAGGTGCTGGTGCTGTATTGGCAACGCTTGTGGCAGTATTACAAGTTGTCCCACCAGTGGTCAAGTTATTGACACCTCAAATGCAATCGAGTATGATAGTGCCTGAGGTTTCTAGACTTATTGGGTGATTGACAATTATTATGCGAACCTAGTTTCTGCACGACTCGAACGGTTTAAGCAGGTTCGGAATGGTGTGTACACCTTCCGCTGCCCATATTGCGGCGACTCGCAGAAACATAAGAATAAGACCAGAGGATACTTCTTCCCAAAGAAGAGTGGACTGGTATTCAAGTGCCACAACTGTGGAGTTGGTAGGAGTTTTGGTAACTTCTTGAAAGAGCAGGCTAATGACCTCTATGACGAGTACGTTATGGAGAGATATAAAGCTGGTCTTACGGGGAAGCATCGTAATGTTGCCAATCCAAAGTTTGATTTTGAAAAACCTGTATTCAAAACAAAGGCGAATGATACAGAAGTTGAAAGTATCGAACAACTAAATAATGAACACCCAGCGGTCGGATACCTTAAAGGTCGTCAGATTCCTGAAGAGCATTTCTCCAATTTGTTCTATACGGATAAATTTTGTGCCTGGGTAAACACACAGAAACCAACGTTCAAAGATGTCAAAAAGGATCACCCCAGAATTATTATCCCTTTCATTGACACTGATGGAACTTGGTTTGGATTTCAAGGACGATCCCTAGATGTAAACGATAAGATGCGTTACATCACTATCATGTTGGATGAGTCCAAAACTAAAATCTTCGGTCTTAATCGTGCAGACTTCGATAAGACCATATACATCACAGAAGGACCCTTTGATAGTTTGTACATCGACAACGCTATTGCTATGGCAGGAGCAGATGTTGATTGGGAATTATTGCGCGATAGGGAAGTTGTTTTTGTGTATGATAATGAACGACGCAATAAAGAAATCGTCGGTAGAATGGAAAAAGCAATCGGTAAGGGATATGAGATTGTGATTTGGCCAGATAATTTACTAGAGAAAGATTTGAACGATATGTTTATCGCTGGACATGATGTTCAATCTCTGGTAGAATTTAACACTTACAGCGGTTTAGAAGCCCAGATTAAACTAAGCGAATGGAAAAAGGTATGAAAGAAATCCATGTAGTCAAACGTGATGGTCAGACTGAAGTTCTGAACCTCGATAAGATTCATGTGATGGTTGAGCACGCTTGCAGAGGTCTTGCAGGTGTCTCTGAGAGTCAAGTGGAGATGAATGCTAACCTGCAATTCTTTGATGGTATTAAGACTTCTGACATTCAGGAGATTCTTGTTCGTTCTGCTAACGACCTCATCTCTTTGGAAGCACCTAACTATCAGTTTGTTGCTGCTCGTCTGCTTCTGTTCGGTCTGAGGAAGGCAGTTTACAATGGTCACCCTGATGGACATCCTCCTCTCAAGGAGCATGTTGAGAAGTGTATTGAGCGTGGTGTATATGATTCTTCTATCCTCGATAAGTACACTGATGAGGAGTGGGAAAAACTGTCTAGTTTCATGGACCACGAACGTGACCTTCTGTTTACATATGCTGGCATTCGCCAGGTTGTAGATAAATATCTCGTGCAGGATCGTAGCAGCGGTGAAGTGTACGAGACACCGCAGTTCATGTATATGATGATTGCTGCAACTCTGTTTCAAGATGATGATAAGTTCTATCGGTTAGAGTATGTCAAAAAATACTACGACGCAATCAGCAAGCACAAAATCAACATTCCCACACCTATCATGGCGGGGGTTAGAACTCCACTTCGACAATTTGCTAGCTGTGTTCTTGTTGATGTCGATGACACCCTCGATAGTATCTTTTCTAGTGACATGGCGATTGGCTACTATGTTGCTCAACGTGCAGGAATCGGTATCAACGCAGGCAGAATCCGTGGCATCAACAGTAAAATCCGAGACGGAGAGGTTCAACACACAGGTGTGGTCCCCTTCCTCAAAAAGTTTGAGTCAACTGTCCGATGCTGCACACAAAACGGCATCCGAGGTGGGTCAGCGACTGTCCACTTTCCTATCTGGCACCAAGAAATCGAAGACATCCTAGTCCTCAAGAACAATAAAGGAACCGAAGATAACCGTGTTCGTCGTCTAGACTACAGTATCCAAATCAGCAAACTGTTCTATGAACGATTCATCCAAGATGGAGAGATCTCTCTCTTCTCCCCCCACGACGTTCCTGGTCTTTATGATGCTTTTGGTACTGATCGATTTGACGATCTATATGTGGATTATGAACGAGATGTCCGTGTTCCAAGAAAGACTGTCCGAGCTCAAGGACTCATTCTGGATCTTCTAAAAGAACGTGCAGAGACTGGTCGTATCTACATTATGAACATCGACCATTGCAACTCTCACTCCTCTTTCAAAGACAAGGTGAACATGTCCAATCTGTGTCAGGAGATCACTCTCCCCACAGAACCTCTCAATCATATTGATGCCATTGATGGAGAGATTGCCCTGTGCATCCTCTCCGCTATCAACATCGGCAAACTCCGTGATCTTGATGAACTAGAAAACCTTTGTGACCTTGCTGTTCGTGGTCTTGAAGAACTGATTGACTACCAGAACTATCCTGTTCGTGCTGCTGAGTTGGCCACATTGGGTCGTAGATCCCTTGGAATCGGTTATATTGGACTTGCACACTATCTTGCTAAGAATGGGTGGAAGTACGACTCACAGGACTCCTGGGACGCTGTACATAGACTTACGGAATCTTTCCAGTATTATCTCCTGAGGTCTTCTAATCAACTCGCAAAAGAGAAGGGACGGTGTGTTCAGTTCAGCGGCACAAAGTATGCTGATGGAATTCTTCCAATCGATACATACAAACAGGACGTAGACGAGATTACTTCCGAGGAGTTGCAACATGATTGGGATAGTCTTCGCGCAGATATCAAAGAACACGGACTGCGACACAGCACACTGTCCGCACAAATGCCTTCAGAGAGCAGTTCCGTTGTGTCAAACGAAACCAATGGAATCGAACCACCTCGTGACTACCTGTCCATTAAGAAGTCCAAGAAGGGACCTCTTAAGCAAATTGTTCCGCAGTATCAATCTCTGAAGAACAACTATACGTTGCTCTGGGATATGAAATCTAACGAAGGATATATAAAGATTGTTGCTGTTATGCAAAAGTTCTTTGACCAAGCCATCTCTGGCAACTGGTCATATAATCCAGAGAACTATCCAGATAATGAAGTCCCAGTCTCTGTCATGGCACAAGATTTTCTACAAACTTACAAGTATGGATGGAAGACTTCTTACTACCAGAACACTCATGATATGAAGAATGATGAGTTAGACGAAAAAAAGGAAACACTAGAATCAATTCTCAATCAAATCGAAACCCAGGAGGAAGAAGACTGTGAATCTTGTAAGATCTGAAGAACAATCAAGGAAAGACACCATTGCTCATCTCCCCGAGGGAATGACGGTATTCAATCAGAACAAAGTAAACCTAAAGAAGCAACCGATGTTCTTCGGTGCTCCTTTAGGAGTTCAAAGATATGATTCTTATAAGTATCCCGTCTTTGATAAACTGACTCAACAACAACTTGGATACTTCTGGAGACCAGAGGAAGTTTCTCTACAAAAAGATAGAGCTGACTATCAATCTTTGAGGGATGAACAGAAACATATCTTTACTTCTAATCTAAAGTATCAGATTCTTTTGGACTCTGTTCAGGGTCGCGGTCCTGGAATGGCTTTTATTCCATATTGTTCTCTCCCAGAACTTGAAGCGGCTATGACTGCATGGGAATTTATGGAACTCATACATTCTCGTTCTTATACATATATCATCAAGAATGTATATCCAGATCCTTCTGAAGTTTTCGACACCATTCTTGATGATCAGAAGATCCTCTCTAGAGCTGAATCCGTCACGAAAGCCTATAATGAATTCATTAATGCTGCACAGAACTTTGGGTCTGGTCCTATGTGGGAGCATTATCTAGATGGGGTTCCTAATGCACAAAACGAACTCTATGAACTCAAAAAGAAACTGTATAGAGCAGTTGCAAACGTCAACATCTTGGAGGGAATTAGATTCTATGTCTCCTTCGCGTGCTCGTTCGCATTTGGCGAACTTAAGCTTATGGAAGGATCAGCTAAAATCATCTCTCTTATTGCCAGGGACGAAAATCAACACTTGGTTCTCACGCAAAACATAATGAATAAGTGGAGGGATGGTGATGATCCTGACATGTTACAGATTGCCAAAGAGGAAGAAGAGAACGTGATTGACATGTTCAGAAAGGCAGTTGAAGAAGAAAAGGAATGGGCCCAATACCTTTTCAAAGATGGTAGTATGATTGGTCTAAATGACAAACTTCTCATTCAATATGTGGAATGGATTGCTAATCGCCGTATGAAGGCGATTGGATTGAAACCAATCTTTGATATTCCAGCAAAGAACAATCCACTTCCTTGGACTGAACATTGGATTTCTTCCAAAGGTCTGCAAGTTGCACCACAAGAGACTGAAGTAGAGTCTTATGTAGTGGGTGGAATTAAACAAGATCTCAAAAAGGATGCTTTCTCAGGATTCAAACTATAATGTCATTTGTCCCAGAGTGGAAAAGAAGAGCACTTGCCGATCCCAATCTTGGGACAAGGCAAGCTGAAATACTTATGCATGGACCTAAGTCTCTATCAGAGGCTTGGGTCCTCCAAGCAATCAAATTCAAGTACCTCCGAAAGACAGGGTGATAAATACTTTATATGTGTTAATCCCTGTCGATAATGCCTATTCAGTTAATCAATACTGGAGCTGCCAGTAACGACGGTACGGGAGATACCCTGAG